ATTGTCAAAAGTCTCTTTATCAATTTTACCAAATAAACCGCGAACTGATTCTTTTACAATTGTAAATATACATTGAAGTATACCACTATTGCAATCAGAACCAACTTGGGCATCTAAATAAGTCGTTGATTGTTGTGTAGTATATGATGGAAAATCATCATCATCATATTGATCTGGAAATAATTTAGACACTACTTTTGAGCCAATATTACTAATATGCTCGAAATGTTCTATGATCCCTTGAACCGCTCGAATCAGGCTACTTTGCAAAGCATCATAGTTAACAGACACCAAGTCTGTCAAAATCATAGCACTCAAAGCTACAATATTAGTAATATTCTGATTACACTTCTGTGAAACCAGATAGGCGAAACTTAAAAGTTTGATGATAGTAGTCAAGAGTTTAGAACTCATTTGACCTACTATAGACTTAACACGATCGACCATTGAAGAGAAGAAATCGACAATATTGTCGATTTTACTACTTGTTGATTTGATACTATCAAATACCTCTGGTATAGTATCAATTATAGACTTAACATCGCCTTGGACATTGTCAAAAAATAAATCAGCTTTATCAGCTAATTTATTATATTTGACTGCTGTCTCTTTGACGATCTTTCTCTCTTCATCGAACACTTGGGCTCTATATTTAACCTTATCGTGTTGTTTGATAGTCATACTTGTTGCACTAGTTCTTATATTGTGCAACTTGAAAAGTTTGAGCAATTTAATAAAATCTGCTCGTGAATTGGTCTTATAAGTTTTATCAAACTTATCCCCCAAAACACGAACAACACTGCTGAGGTATTTATGTTGCTCACCTTTTCTGAATCGATTAAAGATGCTAAACAATTTTTGCAGATCGATTCGATCATTACTGCAAATTTGTTCTACTGTTAATGGTTTTTCTTGAACTATACTCAATAGTTCATCCATCTTAGCATCTTTTATTGCTTGATACACTTGTTGTTTACCCCTATTTAAAATCTTATTAGGGATATCTATTTGATGTTGACGACAAGTGTCTATAAAATAACGATAATTTTTATCGTTATAATCAAGCA